TGGAAGCAATAGACAAGTTAGGTACGGAGTTTGAAGAGCATGTTGAGACACATGATATATGCGAAATTACCAATTCGGGAGGGGTTTGTGGCGTTTAAAAGACGCAGAAGATACCCTTTCCCAATGAGGGATATCGTCCATCAAGGCAGGATAGGATTTAGACGTAATAAGAACAATCCTTTTCCTGTTACATCAGATAGGTATAGAGAATGGTTAAGAGGTTATAACCATGCTTACTATGAACAACTAAATCGTATAGGAGATAACGATGAAAGCTAAATTAATGGGAGGATTACTTGCTGTATGTTTATTTGCGTTTAATGTTTCCGAATCAAAAGCACAAACAAATCCAGGAACAAACTGTAGGCCTATGGAAAAGGCTGTCGCTTATTTGGAGAAAACTCATGGCGAACTTCTCTCGTTCAGAGGACTCTCGTTAAGAGGACACGTTACTACTATCTACATGAACGAAACTACAGGCACTTGGACTGCTCTTGTTCTATATCCAAGCCTAGAGCATAAGATGTGTGTAGTAGATTCGGGAACTATCGGAGAGAAAGTAGATGGTAAAACTAATAATAAAGTAAATAGTGACCCTGCATACGATGGGTTTCGTAAATTCTTTAATGTTAATACAGCATATGAGTATTTATTGCGTATATTTGGGGTCCAAAACCCTGAAATCATGCGTAAGCCACTTTAAACGCTCATACAGCGCGATTAGGTAAAATCTGGACTATACCCACCAGAGACTATCGTTAAACCCCTTTCTCGCGCATCCTACGAGGTCGATTTTTAAAGATTGGACAAAAAATGAACTTTAAAACAGTAGTAACCAAAGAAGATGGAGGTAAAACAGCAAATACATTTAGCCTATTGCGTGATGCCAAGAAGTATGCTAGAAAGTATTCTAGTCCAGGTGATCACGTAAAGATTACTGAGTCAGGTAATAAAGAAGTATTTATTTTGTTTGATTACATTGTCGAAGATTGGAGTGACAAATGATTAAAAATTTATTAATAGCTAGTGGTATCATAATAGTACTTGCAATAGGTGGAGTTGCCGTTGCTGATACCAATAAATTTCTAGGTGTGCTTAGTGGTAAGTGCAGCTATACAGAAGATGGTAATTGGATAGACCAGAAGACAGGTCAGGTTTATGCATACGGAACTATGGAAGATGCAAAGGGTTGCGCTTTCTTTGGTCTGTTACCTCAGTCAGTACTAGACAGACTAGGTTATCTAGGAACTGATGAAGATGAAGAAATAGCAGACGGTATACGGATGTTAGATAAGTCCGTTAAAGACGCTAGTAAGAAGTAAGTGAAGGGGGATTAATTTCCCCCTTTATCTTTTGGTGAAACCTGCACCGAAATACAAGCCAGTGATTGCAGCGACTAAGTTTGTATCAAGTGGCGTTATTACGAAACCATTAAATGATTTCCACATCATAGCCTTATCAGGCCCGAATAACCAGTTAGCAAAACCTCCTTGTAGTTCTGAGTAACCTACAGTTACCAGCCAAGGAGTATCAGGATAGATCAAAGGAACTACCTTTGGTAGCACGATAATTGCAAATACAGCAGACAGTGCTATGATTCTTCTAGTCCAAGCAAAGTGTGTGTCTTTTAACCCATATTCTCTTACAGACGTATTGATCTTGTCCTCTGCTGTTAATGCAGTAATATACATCTTGTTACGTTCTTGAGCAGATTTAATACTCTGCCCCCATATACTCATAACACCACCTAGTACGGTTGATGCTAAGAGTGTAAATATCTCCATTGGGAATCCACCCATATCTCTCTCCTTAAAATCCTAATGCACTCATTTGAGTTACGTAACCACCTTCTCTCATTCCTGAAGGTTTTCCTTCTATTGTATAACGTCCTCTTAATAAACTTCTACTTCTTCTATTTTTATTAATTAATGCCCTATACTCTTCAAGTTTATTATTTTGTGTTACTGCTGGATAGTTTTTACCCCTATCTGTAGTTGCTTCACCTACGTATTTTAATTGTGGTATAGGATCACCTGCTGCTTTTTTATCTCTATAAAGTTTTCTAATTTCATCTTTAGTATATGTTTTTCTAAAGTTATGTAGGTTATGTAAGAAAGGCATCTTAGTTTTTATTCTTTCAGAAGTAACCTTTTTTAAATTATCAAACTTAAAACCTAAACCTCTAAAAGCACGTTTTTCCTCGTCACCTAATCCAGTTACTCCTTTATATTCAGCTAATAATGCATCTTTTTGTGCTTCTATAGGTAATGATTTATATAAATCTGTTTGAATAAGAGGTTTTAAATTTTCTTCAGCTAACTCACCTAGTATTTTCTTATATTGAAAAGTATACTCAGGCACTTCTGATCTAACAGCTAATGTATAATCATCTATACCTACTCTGGCTAATTCATCCCCTAACTCTTCTCTAGGAACACTTTCTGCTGCACCTGAGAGTTGTTTTCTAGAAGTCAATACTCTTGTTTTTGGTTGTAGTCCAGTTACAGATTGAGTAGGTTTTTGTAAAGATTCTTCTCCAAAAACTAGACCTTGAAAAGTAGTGCCTCTAAACATTTGTCTGATAAATTCATTGAATACACCTCTTGCCATTTCTTTATCATAAGTGTCACCTTCTTCGGTAATAAACTCTTGAAAACCTTTTTCATAAGTTTGTCTAAGGCTTTTTGGTCCTATATCTTTGGCAACGTCATCGATTGCTTTAAGTGGTGTAACAAATCCTTTAACAATATATCCAATCATCCCTCCTACTAATTCACCAGTTTTTTTAGCTGCTAATGGATCATCAGTATTTAAATCCTGAAGAAATCGTAAAACTCCTGAACTAAATTTAGCAAATGGACCTGCTCTGTCTGCTTGAAGTCCAGTTAAAGCTTGCGCTCCTTCTCCTATAAGTTTTCCATCTATAGGTTCATCATTAAGTTTTTTTCTCATTAATTCACCTAAATATAAAAATGGTGTTAAAGGAAATAATGGTCCTACGTCAATAGTGGTATTACCTATTTTTATTTCATCATATCTAGCACCACCCATTGTTTCTCTTATGCCATACCCTGCAAGTAATAAAGATATACCTTCAGCACTCTCAACAACACCCTTTCTAAATTGTTCTACATTTTGTAATCTCTTACCTGCTTTAGCTTCTAAAGCTGCTACTTCTTTTCTCATTGCAGCTACATCATTTTTTTGTTTTTGACTTTTAATACCTTTTTTTACCGCAGCATTTATTTTTCCTGAAAGATCATCTATTCTTTCTCTTTCTTTTTTAGCTGCTTGAGGAAATACATCATACCCAATAGTTTGAGCGCCTCTAATAGCTGATTTTAATAAACCCCCACCTGCTCTGTTTAACGTGTACACAAAACCATTAACAAGGAAGTTAGGAAACGGTATGCCTAATTTAAATAGTGCTACTCTATTAAGACCATTTTGTATGATATTTATTAAACCACCTACACCAATTACTTCATCACCAGCATTACGAGATTGATAGGTTAGTTTATATGCAAACTGTAATGATTTAGATAACATTTCATCGTTTACTAAATTTAATTTGTTTTGTTCAATTAAATCAATAATACCTTTTACTTTTGGGTCTGTAATTTCACCTCTACGAATAGCATTCTTAACTTGATTGTCTAACTCTGTCATTAAACCAGCAGATTTAATTGCTCTATCTTGCGCTCTGTTAGCTACGTTAGCTACTTTAGATGCAAAACTAAGTTTTTTTAGAAATCCACCTGCTTTACTATCATCTCCTAAAGTAACAGCAAAGTAATCATCAAAAACATCAAACACTTTACGTTGGGCTTCAGGAAACTCTTTAGCTACTATTTTTGCTAATTCAATTTGTTCTAAGGGATTAAGTAAATTTTTACTTAATAAAAGTTTTTCATTTTTTAAATTTGGTTCTGGTATATCCATACCTAGTGCTTTAGATTCAAACTGTGTAAAAAATTTACTACTTTGTAAAGCAATATCTAATGTTTCACCTGGCACTCTTAATGCAGAACCAAACACGTTACGAAATGTTGTAGCAGGTTGTGTAACTAAAAAAGATCTCCATATGTCAACAAAAATACCAAATTTGTTTGCCATAGCTTTTTCTGCTTCTCTTTGCTTCTTTACTGCTTCAAAGACTTTTGCTTGAGAAGGTGTTAAATTTTTTCTCATTTGTTCTAGTTTGTTACCAATACGAGTATTAGTGTCTACTAATTTTTTAATACTAGACATTTCTGCGCCTTTAGTCATACTTATGCTTATGTCTGCTAAAAGCGCATGAGAAAATTGTTCTTGTGTTAGATTATACCTAACTAAATTATTTGCTATACTATCACTTAAAAGATTTCTATCTTTATTTCCAAGACGTATTAATTCACCAAATTTTTCAGAGATCCTTTTCATAGGATCATCCATAATTACTTTTATTCTTGAAGCAATATCTGGATTAATCTTAGTATTTTCTAAAAAGTTTTGAGCTACATCAAAAACAAGAGAAGATATATTTTCAAAGTCTTCTTGTTTTAAACCTACTTCAAAAATAGTATCTAGGTCAGGAATAGATATACTAGTATCTGCTCTAAGTAGTTCTTTTCCTTTTTCAATGTCAGCTTTACTAAAAAACAAACCATACTTATCTACAAATTTTTTCTGGTATGTTCTTTTATTTGCTTCACTTACACCTTTAATTTTATTAAATTCTACTAATGTTGTTTTTCTTTCATCAAACAAACCTGTTTTTGGATTTTTTGTTTGACCAAAAGTAGTAGGTAAAAACTCTACTTCTGCCTTACCATCTACAATACCTTTAATAAGACCAAACTCACCATAATTTTCAGGATCATCTATTAGTTTTTGTTTTTTATTAGTAGGTCTAACATATGTTCCTACAACGCTTAAAGGATCAAAAGCACCTTTTTGTTTATTAACAAAATTTTGTATATTAGCTGATCTGGCAATTTTTCCTTGGGCTGTACTTTCTATAGCTTTTACTTGTTTTTGGATTACCTTTCCTGCTTTCGTTAATTCTTTTGCAGCCTTTACACCACCTAAAGCACCAAATGCACCACCAGTTACTGCACCTAGACCACCCATCAAAGCTACGTTTCCAAGATTCATTTCATCTTGAATGCCTAGTTTATCTTTACCTTTTACGTCTTCTAAAGATAAACCTTGACCTACACCTTCAACTGCTCCGATACCTGCACCTATACCAGCAGTTTTTTTCAAAGCACCTTTAGATACTTCTTTTGCAATATTACCTTTAAATGCATTTGATATAATTTTATTTAAGGCTACTTTACCTACTGTCCTACCTACAATAGTACCTGCACCAAAACCTAATAGATTTAAAGGATCTAATATACCTTTATATGCATATTCTCCTACTGTTTCTAATCCGCTTTGTTGACCAGCAAAATCTTCTAGATCTTCATCTACAGCTTTATATAATTGTCCTAACTCTAATCTTTCTTTATCATCTCTAATATTAGCTACGTCATTAGCAAACATTACAGCAAGACCTGTATTAGACTGCACTCCCCTGTAATCACCTAAAAAATTTTCTAAGGCTTGTTCTCTACTAGCAAATTTTTTACCTTGTCTTTCAGCATAGTTAAACAAAGCTTTAGCGTAGTCATCATTTTCAAGAAATTCTTCAGTTGTCAATTTTTTTTCTGACATTATTGCTGATCCTTTTTCTTTCTATTTTCTTCTTGTATGCCTTTACGCACTGCTTCTATACTCATAAATCTACGTTTAGCTTGTTTTTGTTCTGTTGTTTCTTCTGGTAAAGCTTTCCACTCTTCATAAGTTTCAGGTACTACAGCTGCTTTTTGTCCTGTATTAGTAATTTTTGTTACTTTTTCACCTACAACTTCAACACTTAAAACAGTTCCTACTGGATAATTATCCGTACCGTTTTTAACTGTTATATTAAAAGTAGTGTCATTTACTTTATTTATGTTTTTATTACCTTTATTTAAATATGATGCAATTCGATCTTTTGATGGTATATCTAATACAGAACGAACTATGGAATCATTAGTTACAACAGGTGTTGTTTCCTTAGGTAGCCCTTCACCTTTCTTTAATTGTTCTATTTTTTGCCGTCGTTCAAATCTGTTATCTATTCTTGATAACTCAAGTTTAATTTGATTTACTCTATCTTTAAAATCTTTTTGTTCTGTAACACTTTCATCATCTCTAGGTGTAGCATTTTGTAAAATTAATGAAAGATCTCTATACAATATATCTACATCTGTTTCACTATATCCAGAATTAAGCATAGCGCGTCCTAATTCCATAGCTTGAGTTGCAAAACTAATATCATTTTCTTTACCTGTTCCACCTTCTGCTGATAATACTGCTTTTGTTGAACGATCTCCTTCAGGATAAGATAATACTAATCCTGCATTAGCTGCTATTAAGTTTTGTAAGCCTCTTTCTAATCGGAACGCACCTGACCCATCTAGTACAGGAAATGTTTTACTTGTTCCAGGTATTTTACTTTCTCTTACTTTTGGATCTAATGTTACTTGACCAGCTATTTGACCAGGAATATTCTCTGGTTTTCTAGCAACTATATTTTCAGCAATAGATTTAGGTTGACTTAACGCTTGATCAGTTTGTTGATCAAGTGTAGTTTTTACTGTTTTTGTAAAAGGAGTTTTATACTGATCAAATAACTCTACTTTAGGGTTATTTTTTGCATGATATATTTCATTAGCTATAGTTGCAGTAGCAGTTTTTTCACCTTCTAAAGCAGCAATTTTTGCCCATCTTCTACCCAGATTAACTTTAACCTCAGATAAATCTGGTGTATTACCTGTTTCTTTAGTATACTTACGTATTGCAGTTTTAAACATAGGTTGGCTAAATAATAAATTAGCATTGTCTTCTGCTATTTTTTTTCTATCAAGAATTTTTTCTAATTCGTTTGCTCTTTTTTTATTTTCTGCTCCTACAACTGAAATTCTATTTTCCGCTGCTTGTACAGCTAAAGCCTGTCTTTTATCGGAAATTTCTTTTTCTGCTTTCATAGCTCCTATTTGATTTTCAGTAGATCCAAACATAGTAGAAATACTAGTTATAGTATCACCAATAATTTTACCTACAGCCCTTCTTTCATTTCTATCAGGTATCATACGAGCAATAAAACCAGTATCTTCATTCTCTGTCTGTTTACTCATCATTCCTTGTGGTTTTACTTCTTTTATTTCCGACATTACTCTCTCCTACCCATTAGACCTGTATCAGGCACTTCTAACTCAACTTTTTCTTCAGGTTCTTCTTTAGGTTCTTCTTCAGGTTCTTCAGAATCTACACTTGTATCTGATTTAAATTCTTCATATCTTTCTAATTCTTGCATAGCTTCTTCTAATGATTCATCTTCTGCTCTTTCTGCTAAAGCAATATGCTCTATATCTTGTTCTTCTAACAGATCTAATACGGCATCAAATACAGGACCAAATATTAATAACATAACATCGTGAGTATATTGACCCAAAGCCCAACCAGAAAATACAATAGCCCTAACAGTTAACTCAACTGGTATGTCTAACTTAGCAGATATCATAATTCTTTCAAAAGCATCTGGTGACTGAATTTTATTCATTACAAATTCATATGCTTCATCAGGATCAGTATACACTGGTGGTCTTTCATTTATCTCTGAACCTAACTCTTCTGTTAAAGAAGCTCCAGGTATAGGCCCATCAAACATACTCATAGTATCTTCTTCCATCTCTGGAGTTTCTTCTACTGTGATATCTTCTTCCATTTCCATTGCCATGATATATTCCTTTATACTCTAGTTAGCCCTGATGCTGCTTTCAATCTTATAGAACCTTTACCTCCTATGTTGCCAATCATAGCTTTATTTGATGCTATAGTTGATCCAGATGCTCTTACAGGTCTTGATTTTTTTCTACCTGATATATCTGTAACACCAGACACTACAGATACTCTTGGTGTTTTCATTTGAGTAAAAGCTGAACCACCAGTTTCTTTTCTTTTATTAAATACGTTCATAGCTACTTTACCTAGTATAGCTTTTCCTAATGCTGGTATTGCCATTATTTATCTCCTTAACTAAATACTGAATCTACAATCCCACCTACGACTGTATTTACAATTCTTGTTCTTTGCGCTCCTCTTGCAATATCCTTTGATACTTGTAAATTTCTATCAAAGGAAAATGAAGTTAAAGCCAATTGGTTTTTAAAAGCGGTATCGTTTAATGAATTAACTCTTGCAAAATTAACTTTATCTCTATCTTCTTGCAAAAGATTATTGAGAGCATTTTGACTTATGTTAAATAAGTTACGAACATTAAATTCGTTCTCTGCATTTCTTAAAGCAGTATTAGCGGTATTTACATTACGTTTATACACTGCATTAGCTTGATCTATTAATATAGCGTTCTTTGCATTAAATTGTTCTCTGGTGTTTTGCAAACTAGCATTAAACTGTTCTACAGCATTCTGTTGACCAGCATTAAATCTTTCCATTGCATTTTGTTGAGCAGCTTTAAACTGAGCTGCATTGTTAGATAAAGATGCAAAGAACTGATCATTCTGTTGCTCACTAGCAGCATTAAATTGTTTAGCTGAATTTACAGCAGCCTGATCTCTAAACAATGCTTGTACTCTATTTGATGTATTAGTAATTCTAGCTTGTTGTTCATTATTTAAATTAGCTAGGTCTAACTGCATAGTCATCTGAGCATTAAGAACCTCTGCTTGCTGTCTGTTGTTTAAATTTAATTGTTGCATACGACTATATGTTGCTGCATCAGCCGCAGCTATAGGTGTAGCAGCTTCCATTGCAGCCTGTACGATAGCAGCTCCTGCCATACTAGAAGCACCCATACCTCTAGCAGCTAGTCTTTGTTCAGCAGTTCTTATTGCCCCAGCAGCAAATGCAGGTATCTTACCGTCTTCAAACTGAGCCATCAATCCTTCTAACTGACCTTGTACTGTAGATTTTTTATCTACTGTATCTGTTTGTGCTGTAACAATATCTGTCAGTCCTTGTTGTTTTGCAGCTTCCATAGCTTCTTTTTGAACATCAGCAAAACTTTTATCAGCAGTAAAACTTTGTGCATCTGTCTTAGTAGGCATAGCTACATCTGCTGTAGTACCTACAGTTGCTGTAAATTGACCTGTAGTAGGGTCTATAGTATATCTATTAGGGTCTAGAAACTCATCAGGACTTGTTTGTATCTCTTCTAGATCTAATACAGTACCACCTTTGTAGTAAGCATCTCTTTGTTCTTGATTACCAAAAGCATCAAAGTGTGCTTTACCTGATGGAAAGTCACCTCTTCTTACAGCAGCTGCAACATCAGGATTATCTCTAAGGTATTTCTGCTCATCAAAAGTACCTTGTATCATAGCTGACTGAGGATCTTTAAACAGATCTTCTTGCATACCTATCTGAGTTTTTTGACCATAAGGATCTACAAAACCTGCTCTAGTTCCAACTGCACCTTGGAATGCCTCTAATGCCTCACCACCAGATAAATCAGTAAACTCTCCTTTAAATCCTGTTAGTCTACCTTTCTGTCTATTTTTAAGACCTTCTATGGTTTGTGCTAAAGTTGCAGGGTCTTGATCACGTATTACATCTATAGTAGGTAAATTTCCACCAGCAAACTCATCTCTAATCTGTCCTGTTTGAGGATCAATAAAATCACCTAAAGCAGCAATGTTACTAGCTCTTTGTAATTCTTCAGGAGACATAGCAGCAGGATCAGGTACAGGATCAGTAAATACAAGTAATCCTGTATTAGGATCTCTAGTCCTTACCTTTCCTTCTGGTGTTTCTCCAAAAGCACCATAATTAAATGGAAGATTAAAGTCAGGATTTCTAGCTTTTTCTGCTTGTAATTCAGCCAAAGATGCTTGTCTAAACTGACCTTGTTGCCCATAACCTGGATCAAAAAACTGATATCTACCGCTACTAGGATCTAGTTGTATTTTTCCAGCTTGAGGTATTTGCCCTGGTTGAATTTGAATTGACATTGTATTCTCCTATTAAACTGGCCTTCTGTTCATAAGAGATGCGTTGCGTAATAAGTTTTGTATTAAAACATCTCTAGGGTCACTAGCCATTGGACCCATTGGACCTACTTGCTGATTGCTTGGAGTGGCTCTTGGTGCAGATCTAGCAAACTGTGCAGCCTGTTGTTGTACTGCTGGTTGTTGTGTTTGAGTTTGCATCTGTCTTTGTTGTGCTATCGCTTCAGCAGCACGATTAGCCTGTTGACCTACACCTTGTATCTGTGCTAGTAAGTTAGCTTGTCCTGCTCTTTGAGTGCCTTGTATATCACCTCGTTGCGTTGTAGCTCCTCTTTGATACTGTTCTACACCACTACGGAAAGCACCTAGTTGTCCTCCCAAACCTGTTAATTGACCACCAATGTCAGCACTAACATCACTTAATTCTCTACCTAATCCTGATATATCTTGTGTCAATCCTGTCTGACCTGCCATTAATCCAGCCTGTCCTGCAAACAATCCAGTAGGCTTTTGAGTAACTTCACCTGTATCTGGATCTGTTACAGCAGCAGTACCTAAAGCACCTATCTGTGTGCCTAGTCCTGTTTGACCTGCTTGTAATGCAGCTTGATTTTCAGATAAAGTAGCTTGACCTCCTGCTAAACCAGCTTGACCTGCAAATAGATCTGTCTGACCTTCTCCTGCCTGACCAATACCTGCTTGTATACCTGCCTGACCTGCAAATAAATCTGTTTGACCTTCACCAGCAGTTCCAATACCTGCCTGTATATCTGCCTGACCTGTAGCTAAATCTGCTGTTTGACCCATTAGAGTAGGAGCTTGACCTTTAGCAGCAGTTCCTATTTGTGTTCCTATACCAGTTATTTGACCACTTAAAGGATCTACAACATCTCTTATACCTTGCTGACCTGACATTATTCCAGCTTGACCTGCAAATAAGTCTGTTTGACCTGTTCCTGCTGTACCGATTCGATCTGATACACCTTGAACAGCAGATGTAACTGGACCCAGATCTACAGGATCAGGTGGAGGTGGTGCAGTTAGACTAAGTGTAGTAGTTCCACCACCAGTAGTTCCACCACCAGTAGTTCCACCACCAGTAGTTCCACCACCACTAGGGATACCACCTACACTAGCGTTATTAGCGTATCTAACACCTGCAATAGTTACAGAATCATCTAAATTATTTATATTAGGTTTTCCTCCCCTATCTTCATTTTTACCATATCTATTAAAATGATCTGCTGCATCAGCAAATAAACCTTGAGAAATAGCTACGGTAACGTCTGGATTTTCTGTAAGATATGCTGTCTGCTCTGCATCAGACATTACATATCTACCATCTGCTAATTGTATAGGCATCTTACTTCCCCCTCTCTAATACTTTATCTAGTTTATCCTCTAACCTATGTAGAGCATCAGTAACCATCTTCATGTCCTCTCGTAGCTCTTGCTTAGTAGAGTACTCTTCTCTAGTACGATTAAGGAGAATATCTATTCGCTTTACTTCTCCCATTAAATTCCTGAACATCCATATCGCAGGTGCAATCACCAGCGTTAATACTACGTTCCAAAAAATTACTGGTGATATCTCGCCCATCATATTAATACTCCTTATAGTGTCGCATTACAAGCGTCTAGAGCATCCCATACTTTCTTAGCATGGGCAGCATTATCAAATGCTACAGTCTTCTCTGGGTCATCTGGATCAGGATCTGTCCAATCACCAGATAC